GATGCAAGATTTAGGGTTTTAATTACAGGTAGAAGATTTGGTAAAACATATCTAGCGATTAATGAATTGGCTAAGTTTGCAAGTAAGCCTAAACAAAAAGTCTGGTATGTAGCACCCAGTTATAGACAAGCTAAAGCTATTTGTTGGAATGTACTCAAGGAAAAGATGATTTATCACAAATGGGTTAAGAGCATAAACCATAGTGATTTAACAATTACCCTAAAGAATAATAGCCAGATAACACTAAGAGGTAGTGATAATGAGCAGTCTCTAAGGGGAGTTGGTTTAAATTTCTTGTGTATTGATGAGTTTGCAGATGTAAGTAAAGAGGCTTGGTATGAAGTATTAAGACCCACATTATCAGACACTAAGGGTCATGCTTTATTCTGCGGAAGCCCCAGAGGTTTTGGTAACTGGTCTTATGAGCTTTATAAGCAAGGGGAAACTAATAAAGATTGGTCATCATTTAAATATACTACTTTAGAGGGTGGTAATGTGAGTGATGATGAAGTAGAACAAGCCAAGCAAGATTTGGATATAAGAACATTTCAGCAGGAATATGAAGCCACCTTTGTTAATTATTCTGGAATGATTTATTATAATTTTGATAGGCAAAAGAATATTATTGAAAAGTTTGATAAAGAATACCCAACATTACACATAGGTTTAGATTTTAACGTAGACCCAATGACGGCTGTTGTTTGTTATGTGATTAATCAAACCATTATAGTCATAGATGAAATACAAATTTATTCTTCAAATACTCAAGAAATGTGTGAAGAAATAAGGCATAGATACAAAAATAAACAGATAATAGTTTACCCAGACCCTAGTGCTAGACAAAGAAAAACCTCCGCAGGTGGATTTACTGACATAAGTATATTGAAAAATGCAGGATTTGATGTAAAATGTAGAAATACAGCACCTCTTGTGAGGGATAGGATTAACTCAGTTAATTCAAAACTTAAAAATGTTAATGGTAAAAATAATCTGTTTATTCTAAAATCTTGCAAAAATGTAATAAAAAGCATAGAAAGACAGATATACAAAGAGGGTACACATATACCAGATAAGGATAGTGGATATGACCACATGAATGATGCTCTTGGGTATTTAGTTGAGTTTAATTTTCCCCTTAGACGGAATTTTGTTGCAAGCCCTGCTAAGAGGTGGAGTTGATGGACAAAGAATTTCTACACAATAAACATGATTTATGGCATCAAAATATATCTAACTGGGAGTTTTATATTCGCAGTTATTTAGGCGGTAATGATTATAAAAATGGCTATTATCTTCACAGATACATATTAGAAACCCCAGAAGAATATGATGCTAGAATAAGGCACACTCCAGTAGATAATCATTGTAAGAATGTTGTGCAGATATACACTAGCTTTCTTTGGCGAGTGCCACCTACAAGAGATTATGGCGATTTAGATGGTGACCCACAGCTATTATCATTTATAGAAGATGCTGACTTAGATGGAAGAAATTTTAATACTGTAATGCGAGAAGTTCAGATGAACGCTAGTATTTATGGTAATTGTTGGGTTGTAATTGATAAGCCTCAGTCAAATGCTAAAACAAGAGCAGAAGAATTAGCTCAAGATATTAGACCTTATGTTTCAATATATACACCAGAGAATATTGTTAACTGGAATTATAAAAGGTCAGCAAGTGGTAGGTTTTATTTAGATTTATTGGTTGTTATAGAAGATGTTAATTCAGAAAGAGCAATCATTAAGGTTTTTACTGAGGAAAGTATACTTACTTATGAGTTTGAGGACTACACAGAAGAATATACAGACAAAGAACCTAAACTAATTGAGGAAGTGCCAAATGCTATAGGGGTTATCCCTGCGGTTAATGTTTATAATCTAAGGGGTGCTAAAAGACCTATAGGCATAAGTGATTTGGCTGATGTAGCTTATTTACAGCAATCTATTTATAATGATTACTCAGAAAAAGAGCAGTTAATTAGATTAGCTAATCACCCAAGTTTAGTTAAAACACCTAATGTAGAAGCTAGTGCAGGTGCAGGAGCTATCATAGAAATACCAGAAGATTTGGATTCAGCTTTAAAACCTTATATAATACAGCCTAGTGGTCAAAACCTAGAGGGCATTATGAAGTGTATTCAAAGCAAAGTTGATGCTATTGATAGAATAACTCACATGGGTTCAGTTAGAGCTACAGGTACACAAATAGCAAGTGGCATAGCATTACAAACAGAGTTTCAATTATTAAATGCTAGATTATCAGAAAAAGCCGATTATTTAGAAAATGCTGAAGAACAAATTTGGGATTTATTTGCTAAATGGCAAGATAAGCAATGGAATGGCTCAGTAAATTATCCAGATACATTCGATATTAGAGATTGGGCTAATGACCTTACTTACTTACAGATGGCTAAAGCTAGTGGCATAAAATCTGAAACATTTAATAAAGAAATAGATAAACAAATAGCTGAGGCAGTCATAGATGATAATGAAACTATGAAAACTATTAATGATGAAATAGATGCTGTTAGAACTGTTAGAGGTCAATTCCAAACAACTGAGGTAGAGGGTCAAACAGTTGGCGAAGAAACGTAAAGTACCCAAAGATAAAAAAACCAAGATACCCAAGAAATATTTATCTGGGTTAAAAGGTGCAAAAAGAAATCAAAGAGCTAGTCTTATAAAGCAAGTAAGTTCTTTATATAAATCTGGTGCAAGAATACCTTTAGCTTTATTAAAGAGGAGAACTGGTTAATGGCTGTGAAAAGAAAACCATTGTCAGCAACAACCCTTAATACTTTAAAGGCTAAAGCAAAGAAATCTAAACTATTTAATTTATCTGACTTGAAGGCATCTTTCCGCAGGGGTCAAGGTGCTTTTCTTTCAAGTGGCAGTAGACCTAAGATACCTATGCAAGCGTGGGCTATGGCTAGAGTAAATAAATTAATAAGCAAAGGTAGGTCTGGAACATTTGATAAAGATATTATTTCAAGGGCTAGTAAAAGAAAGAGAAAAAAGAAATGACTTTTGCAAGTATCAATAATGCACCCTTTGGATTAGCTTTGCAAAAAGGCGAAATAAACAGATTTAGTGGCATACAAAAGTTTGGATTAAATACTGCTGTTGGTACTTCTTTCGAAACTATCTGGGATGGTAATAATGTTTATACCTATGCAAGTTCAGCAGGAACAGCCACAGCTACCTCAAGCAATAGTGGTGCTGATAATAATGGAACAGTAGAAATACAAGGATTAGATGAAAACTATGATTTGGCTACAGAAACATTAACAATAGGTGGTAGTGCAGGAACAACGACATTTAGTAGGGTATTTAGAGCTATAATGAAGACTGCAAATACTGGCAATGCTAATGTTGGGGATATATCTATTACAGTTTCATCAACTACAGTAGCCAAGATAACAGCTACTTATGGTCAAACCTTAATGTGTGTTTACACAGTTCCAAGGAACTATAATGCATATCTTATGCAAATAGATGTAGGTAGTTCTAAAGATTTAGAAAACGAAATTAAAGTTATGACTAAAGAAATATCTAATGGAAATGTATGGGCTACAAAAGCATTTATTACTACTAGAGGTGGCTTTATAGAAAAGAATTATATTGTGCCAATAAAAATACCAGAAAAAACAGATATTGAGTTACAGGGCAAAGCTAGTGCAACTTCTGCTATATCAGCAGGGTTTGAACTTGTCTTGCAAAATCTAAATGAATGATTTTAAATTATGCCCTAAATGTAAATCTCATGCTCAAGAAACAGATTTAAAAGATGTTTTTAAGTGTGTTGTTTGTAATTTAATAATTAACGAAAGATTAGACGATAGGAAAGAAGATGGCGAAGTATAGAGGTAGAGAAGTAAAGCTAAATAAACCTTTTAGGCTATCAACTGCTGAATCTAAGCGTAAAAAGTTTGGTGTTTATGTCAAAAACAAAGCTACAGGTAATGTCAAAAAGGTTACTTTTGGTGCTAGAGGCATGAGTATTAAAAAGAATATACCTGCAAGGCAAAAATCTTTTCTAGCCAGAATGGGTGGTGTTTTAAAAGAGGTAAAAGGGCAAAAGACTTTAAGCCCTGCATACTGGTCTATAAGGGCGTGGAAAAAAGACTTTCCATTATAATAAATGTCCAGAATATTAGAAAAATTAGCTGACCAACATGAAGAAAGATTATTAAATGTCTTATATAATCTTGAAAATGATGTTGTCAAAGAGGTTACAAGGGCTACCAAAGGGCAATTAGTAAGCCAGAGACTAGCTATACAGCTACAGCCACAGATTAGAAAGGCAATAGAAGACAACTTTCTAAATGAAGCTGATATTCTTATTAATGAGGAATATAATAAAATAGC